TAACACAGTCTTCAACTTCCCCATGATGTCTGGTAAGGTCATACAAATACTCCCTTCTTATTTGTGCATAAGTTACTGGTATGTTTGCATTTAAGTAAGCCATAGTCAATCATTTTATTGAGCCCCAATTTGGGCCCGATTCATAATCTACCTTGTTTGGTATCTTTAAGTCAACTGCATTTTCCATTATCTCTTTTATTTTTGCAGCTTCCTCATTGTTCTTAACAGATATATCAAGTTCATCATGAACTTGTATATGTGGTGTGATGCCCTCTTTCCATAAGTCTAACATGGCTTTTTTTGTCATGTCGGCAGCACTACCTTGAATAAGTTTATTTAATGCTTTGTAAGTAAATGCTCTTCTAGACGCATTGTTATGCCAATAATTTTTCTTACCTGTATCATTACCATTTTCGTCTAGGAGTGTTGGTCCCATTTGTTGTAACTCCAACATTCTTTCGTGATCTTCTGCAGGTACATATTTACCCCAATCATCACCACGTAATACTGGTTCGTATCTTGGAAATCTACATCGTCTACCTAGTAAAGTTTTTATTTGACCTTTGTTGGACGCTGCATTCATTAATTTATTCATCAACTGTTTTACAAAAGGTACCCGTGTATGATATCTTTCGGACAGTGCAGATGCTTTATCTTTTGATACACCTAACTCTGCTTGAAGTTTTGCTTTACCCATTCCATAAAATAATCCTAGATTAATTACCTTTGCTTGACTTCTTGGTATCTCTGCCATGTCTGCTACAATCTGGTGAAAATCTGTCTTTGAATTTGAGTCATAAGAATCTGCAATTTGATTTACGGAACTTAATCCAAATCTTAGTGCGTAATGTGCAACAAGCCTTGGCTCCTGTTGCGAGTAATCAAAACAACCCCACTTCGTACCTTCCTCAGGTATAAATAAACTTCTTATTAATGGACCCGTGTCTGGATCTCTCGCAGGTATTTGCTGTAAGTTTGGATTTGAATATGAAAATCTTCCGGTTACTGTACCACCATCATCAGATCTAATTTGATTTATCTCTGCATGAATTCTACCACAATGTTCGTGTTTAAGTATTGTATCTATAAATGTCGTATTGACCTTGTTTAATTTTCTTGCTTGTGCTATCATTTTAACTACAGGATGAGAATGATTAGAAAGGAAATTTTTTGTAAATGAAGGCGACTGCGTTTTTTCAGTTTTTTCGTAAGGTAATTTTAACTTATCGAAAACGGTTGCAATCGATCTGGCAGCCCATATCTGAGTATCTATTCCTGTTTCTTTTTGGACTTGGTGTAATAATAATTCTTCTCTGGTGGTTAATTCTTTTTTTAATAGATTGGCTGCTTCAACATCTACCCGAACCCCTAGGAAACGCATATCAACCAGACAAGGAAAAAGATCTGTCTCAAGATTAAATATATCTTGAATATCTTCTTCCACAATTAATTTTTTTACATGCTGCCAAAGATCAAAAGTTAACTCAGCATCTTTTTCTGCGTAAGTTCCCACTTCACTCGCAGGTAATTGCCACATGTCGGCCTTTGGATCTAGCCCTCTTGACTTAGCTGCTTCGTTGAGTGATCTTTCATTCTTGCCTTTGTTTAAATAATGCCATGACAGAGTATTGAGTGTGAATGAAAATCTATTTTCATCTAGGAGTGAACATGCAACCATGGTATCCACTACTAAACCATTGATATTTAAGCCTAATTTACGTATCCAACATACGTCATACATAGCATTATGAAATATTTTTGTAGCCGGACATTCAAGAATATCTTTGAACCACTCTAAAGTTTTATCTCTGTCCATATTGGGTCCTTCTCCATGTGCTATAGGAAAATACCAATTGTCGTGTTCAACGGCTACAGCTATTCCAACAACTTCACCACGTCCTACAACTGCACCCGATCCTAGAGATTTTAAATCTGTATCTCTTGTTTCTAAATCGATTGCTATCTCAGGGTAATTACGTAGATCAGGATATTCTTTATGCATTACCCATTCTGTTTGAGCTTGCATGTAGCTTGGTAATTTCATTTGTAATCCCTTTCAATTATCATCTCGATAAAATGTATAGCTTTTAATAAATCTTGTTTCTTACCTTTATCACGATGTCTAATTATATATTTTATTGCACAGCCCTCGGGATATAGTAATTCATTTTCTACTACAAACTTACTCGGTTGAATTTTATATTTTTGGTAGTGACTCCCCCCGTGCTGCTTGTCCCATACTTTATTTGTCATGTATGCCTCCTTTTATAGCAAAATTTATACCCACAGATACTCTTTCACATTTAGATTTGTGTGGATTTACCTCATGTCTTAGTCCGTAAGGAAATATATAAATTTCTCCGGCTATAGGTGCTTTTTGAATAAATGAAATAGTATAAGGAGTATCTTCTCCATACAAAAAAGTAATTGCACCAGGGCCGATAGACGAGCTTTTATCTTCCTTTATTTCTTTTTGTAATTTTTTAGGAATGTCAATGTATAACACAGCAGAAAAATCACAGTTACGATGAACATGAACAGGATTGTAATCACCGGGTTGCATATAATTTACCCAAGAAGATTTAACATATAAAAAATCTATTGGTTTGTTATACCAGTGAACATACGCTTCTTTAAACGCTTTTATATAAGGTTGTAATATTTGATTTAATTTATCACTATCAATAGTATATTCGTGTTGAATATTACCAGCTAAACTTTTTATGTGTGATCTTTTAGGATCTTTTTTACAAAGACTTTTTACTTTTTTTAAAATATCATTAGTTAATTTAGTTTTAAAAAGTAATGGACCCCAATAATAAAAATCATACTTAATCATAGTTTATATTCCTTTATTACTTTTTTAGCTTTTAACTTATATAGATTATTTCGTGCTCTTGAAATGCCCACATACCACACTCTATG